GCGTCAAGGCACAGATTGACTGGCTCAAACAGCGGAAAATTTTTGTCCATCCGCATTGCGTGAACACCATTAAAGAGTTGCAGCAATGGAAGTGGAAAAAAGACGATAAGTCCGGCGAATACCTTGACGAACCTGTCCCGTTTCAGGATGACGCAATGGCAGCGCTGCGTTACGGCGTGGAAAGCTGGCGCAAGGTCAAACGCTGGCTATATTAAATTTTTAACATTGTGAAAGTGAGTGCCACAATATGGACGAATACGGAAGAAGGCTGACCGCCGTGGAAGAACGATCTAAATCCAACACGCACAGAATCGATGAGCTATACAAAAAGCAGGAAGAAATGATCGAAACGATTAAGACCGTCGCTGTCATGGCGTCCGAACAGACGCATATTAAAGCGGATGTTGCCGAGATCAAAAGCGATGTAAAGAAGATCATGGGCAGGGATGGCAGACGCTGGGAAATGGTGGTCGAAAAGGTCATCCTTCTTGCCGTCGCCGCAATGGTCGGCTATGTCCTGCTGAAAATCGGGCTTCAGTAAAAAAGGAAGGTGAAAATCCATGCTTTCCATTGAGGAAATCAAAAGTTTTATAGACCGGGACGCATCCAGCGACAAGAAAAAGCTTGCGCGTATCGGCTTGCGTTACTACGAAGGAAATCACGACATAAAGGATTATAAACTCTTCTTTATTGACGCAGACGGCAAACTGAAAGAGGACAAAACAAAATCCAACATAAAAATCAGTCATCCGTTCTTCCGGCTGCTGGTGGATCAGCAAGCACAGTATATGCTTTCCGGTCACGGCGGCTTTGTGAAGTCCGATGATCCGAAACTTCAGACCGAGCTTGACGCCTATTTCAACGAAAATGAATCCTTCGTTGCAGAGCTGTCAGCGTTGATTACCGGCGCTGTTTCTGCTGGCTTTGCATATATGTATGCATACAAAAACGAAAGCGACAGGACGGCGTTTCAGTACGCTGACGGAATCGGCGTTGTGGAAGTCAGCGAGAAAGAAGCGGAAGATAAATGCGCCTATGTGATCTATTGGTACATTGACCGCATTTGCAAGGATAACAAGAAGATCAAGCGTATTCAGGTTTGGGATAATGAAAAAACATATTATTTCAAGCAGGAAGACGAAGGAAAGATCGAGCCTGACAACTGCTTCACACAGAAAGAAAGCGGTAATCCAGTTAACGAGCGTAAGCATATCATTTACGAAAATGATGACGACAACGACGGGACGGATGATAAAGGATATGGCGTCATTCCCTTCTTCCGGCTGGACAACGGAAAGAAACAGATTTCCGGCTTAAAAACCATCAAAGCCCTGATTGATGATTACGACCTTATGAACGCCGGTCTTTCCAACAATATTCAGGACACGAACGAAGCCCTGTATGTGGTGAAGGGCTTCCAAAGTGACAATCTGGATGAGCTTATGACGAACATCAGGGTAAAAAAGCACATCGGCGTTGAAGGCGGCGAAGGAAGCGGCGTGGACATCAAGACCGTTGACATCCCCGTGGAAGCCCGGAAAACGAAGATGGAAGTTGACGAAAAGAACATCTTCCGTTTCGGTCAGGGCGTGAACACGGAAGCTCTGAAGGACACCAGCGCCACCACGTCCATTGCAATCAAGAGCGCCTATGCAAACCTCGATCTGAAGTGTGACGGCTTGCAGCCGTTCCTTCTTCAGTTCATGCGGAAGCTGCTGAAGCTGGTGCTGAAGGAAATCAACGACACGCAGAACACGGATTACGAACAGAAGGACGTTTACTTTGACTTCGAGCGCGAGATTATCACCAATGCGCAGGAAAACGCGCAAATTGATCTCACCAAAGCGCAGGAGCAGCAGACGAAGATCACGACGATCCTGAACACGTCCGCGCAGCTTGGGCAGGAATTGACCATGCAGCTTATCTGCGAAGCGCTTGAATTGGACTATGACGATGTAAAGGACAAGCTGCCCGCGCCGGAAGATGATCCGACAGCGGCAGCCAAGACCGCGCTGAATGGCATTGTGCCGGAAGGTGATGAAGTGTGAACCGATGGGAAAAGGAAGTCCAGCAGTCCCTTCTTGATTCGGAAGAATCGGCTCTGAAGGAGCTTGAAGCGCAGTACGCACGAGCGCTGAAAGACATCAATGAAAAGGTCAAGGGCTTTCAGGCTGACATTGACCTGCTGGATGAAGCGTTGTCGCAGGACGGCTTGGATGACGCTGCAAGGGCGCTGCTGCAATCGCAGAAGCGGTCAAAGGTTTATCAGCAGCAGTACCAGAAAGCCCTTCAGGGGCAGGTCAGCGGCATTCTGGACAAACTCCACGGTGACAATTACGCGACCATTGACAAATACCTGAAAGGATGCTATGAGGACGGCTACATTGGTACGATGTACGACATTTCCCGGCAGGGCGTCCCGGTCATCGCGCCGATAGATCAGGCCGCAGCAGTCAAGGCTATTCTGACAGATTCCAAGGTCAGCAATGGCCTTTATAATGCGCTCGGCGTGGACGTTGCCAAGCTGAAAAAGACCATCACGCAGGAGATCAGCCGGGGAATTGCTTCTTCCCTTCCCTATCGTGACATTGCCCGGAACATCGGCAACGTGTCCGGCGCTCCATTGTCCAGAGCCAAGACCATAGCCCGGACAGAAGGCCACAGAATACAGCAAATGTCAACAGTGGACGCACAGCAAGCCGCCAAAGCCAAGGGCGCGGACGTTGTGAAGCAATGGGATGCTGCGCTTGACGGGCGCACAAGAGATTCACACCGGCGCGTTGACGGCGAGATCAGAGAGCTTGATGAAAAGTTTTCCAACGGGCTTATGTTTCCCGGCGATCCCAACGGCAGCGCCGCCGAAGTGGTAAACTGCCGCTGCACGTCCAACACACGGGCGCGGTGGGCGCTCGGCGAAGAAGAGCTGCAAACGCTCAAAGATCGTGCTGAATACTTCGGGCTTGACAAAACGAAAAATTTTGAAGAATACAAGCAGAAATATCTTACGGCGGCTGAAGAAAGCGAAAAACAGTTTGGCGTCAGATATGGCGATAATGCGATTGACGTTGACTTTGGTTATATAAATTCTAAGAGCTTTGAAAATAAGTTCTCTCGGATTACAAACAATCCAAAGGCCAACAATGCCGTTTATGATATATCTAAGACCATGCTGAAGCATTGTGACGGCACCGAACATGAAGATATGTATTTATTGAGCATGGACGGGGATGTTATTTCTAAGGTCACCGACAGCGTTTCAAGGTTTGGCATCAATTATTCTGATGAATTCAAAAAGGCATTGGCAGACGTAGCACGGAACAACACGCCGGTCATTGCTGTTCACAACCATCCACACGGTACACCGCCAAGCATAGATGATTTCAGAAAAGCCTTTGAAAACAAATATGCAATAGGAATTGTTGTCGGACATAATGGTCAAGTGTATTCTTACATCAACAGGGATTCTGAAATATCCGCAAAGTTGGCCGATCAGATAGCAGATGATATAGAATTCCTTTATAGAATGGGCTGGGATATTGACAGAGCTTCGCAAGTGGTATATGATGAGCATGGATTGAAGTATACTATTTTGGAAGGGGTTGATTAAATGTCCACTATGCGCGATAAACGTGTTGACGGTGAATATGACCGCCCTTTGCCTGAAAGAATTACCGAGCCTACGAAGGAAGAAAAAGAAAGGCTTGAAAGACTGCTTGAAAAATATCCACGCCTAAAAGAAAAATAAAAGCACCATGCATCCGCACGGTGCTTTTTCTATGCCATTTAGTTTTAAGATAGTCGCAAGTTGGTTGCAAGTTGATACCAACTTGCAAGTTACAGGCAAGTAAAAAATCATAGTGGTATCAAGGGTTTGCGGAATCGCAAGCCCTTTTTTCATACCAAAAATAAAATTAAGAAAGGTGGAAAAACAATGAAAAGATGTTGGAAGAACTGGATCAAGGCTGCGGGCATCCGTGCGCTGAAGACCGTGGCGCAGACTGCGGTTGCTACCATTGGAACGACTGCGGTTATGTCGGAAGTGGACTGGATTATGGTTGGAAGCGCTTCCCTGCTGGCCGGTGTGCTGTCCCTGCTGACTTCCCTTGCCGGTATTCCGGAAGAGTGTCCGGAAGAGGACGAAGGGACTGACGCCGAATGAGCGTTATTGAAAAGGCGATATCCCAGATGGAATCGTGGGCGGACGATCCCGCCCACGGTTACGACCAGCGTTACAGATGGGGCGAATACGGAGATTTTGACTGTTCTGCCGCTGTAATTCAGGCGTGGGAAAACGCCGGTGTGCCGGTCAAGAGCAACGGCGCAACATATACCGGCAACATGCTTGCGGTTTTCAAGCGCTGCGGCTTTGAGGATATCACAAGCAAAATCAACCTTTCCACCGGCAGCGGCCTTGTCCGCGGTGATGTGCTTTTGAACGTAACACACCATACCGCTATGTATTGCGGCAACGGCTATGAAGTCGAAGCGTCCGGCAACGAAAAAGGCGGCATCACAGGCGGTAAACCGGGAGATCAGACCGGGGGCGAGTTCCTGAAACGCCGTTATCGGAATTTCCCGTGGACAAACATTTTGCGCTATACCGGCGCAGGGAACACCGCTTCTTCGGCTATCAAGGAAAACGGCAGCACGGGCAAGACCTACACCGTCAAGGCCGGGGATTCCCTTTGGAGCATCGCGGCAAATCAGCTCGGAGACGGGACGCGCTGGAAAGAAATAAAAACGCTGAACGGACTGGCTTCCGAGCTTATCCACGCAGGGCAGACGCTGAAGCTTCCCGGCACTTCCGGAGAAGCCGCAGAAGCGCCCACAAGCGGCGCAGCGGAAACCTGCACCGTTACCCTTCCCCTGCTGAAAAGAGGGCACACGGGGCTTTCTGTAAAGGCTCTGCAAACGCTTCTGGTCTTGCGCGGAATGTCCGTGGACGTTGACGGCAGCTTCGGCGAGAAAACCGAAAGCGCTGTAAGGTCGTTCCAGACGGCAGCGAAGATTCTTTCTGACGGCGAGGTCGGAAAAGATACTTGGAAAGCCCTGATCGGCTGACCGAAAAAACAGATTAAAGCAGTTGTTCGGAAATCCCGAATAGCTGCTTTTTTCATAGTCCTGAACGAGACGTTTAAACCGTTCAAGATCGTCCTTGCGCCGGACGCTTAAACAGGCGCTTGTCTGCGGTGACACCGCGATTAAAAACAACGACAAAGGAAGGTATACACAATGGAATTTCTGAAAGAGATTTTGGGCGAAGAGCTTTTCAAGCAGTTTGAAACGGCGGTCAACGCCTACAACGGCAGCGAAGCAAACAAGGACAAGCAGGTTAAGCTTGCCAATCTTGGCGGCGGTGAGTATGTCGGCAAGGGCAAGTATGACGCCCTTCAGGCACAGCTTGACGGCAAGGCCGCCGAGCTTGACACGGCTAACGGCCTGATTGCCGAGCTGAAGAAAGGCACGAAAGGCAATGAAGAGCTTCAGGGTAAGATCACCGGCTATGAAACGCAGGTGCAGCAGCTTCAGGCAGAGCTTGAAAAGACGAAGCTTGAAAACGCGATCCAGCTTGCTCTTCGTGACGCAAAGGCGGTCGATCCTGACTATCTGGCGTTCAAGCTGCGTGAGAAGTACAGCGCCGATGAGCTGAAGCTTGATGAGACCGGCAAAGTCAAAGGCATGGATGACAAGCTGGCCGGTCTGAAAACGCAGTTCCCGAATCAGTTTGAAAGTGCCGGGCAGAAGAAAGTCAAGGAAAACAAGCTGCTGGAAGGCGACCACGGCGGCGGTGAAGCCGAGCCGAAATCCCTTGAAGACGCGCTGAAACTGGCCTATGAGCCGAAAAATGAATAATTAAGAAATGAGGTAAATTACTATGGCTATGACCCTTGCTGAAATGAAGGTCGGTATGTCCGACAAGGTTTCCCAGCAGATTGTTGATATCTTTCTGCGTGAATCCGAAATTCTTCAGATGCTTCCGTTTGACAACTGCGTTTCCCCGCAGGGCGGCAGCACTCTGACGTATAGCTACATCCAGAAGAAGCTTCCGGCTGTGGCTGCTTTTCGTGCGCTGAATGCGGAGTACACCGCGAATCAGGCGACCGTTGAGAAGAAGACGGCTGACCTGAAAATCTTCGGCGGCAAGTTCCAGATTGACCGTGTGCTGAAGGCTGCGGAAGGCCCGTACAACAACATGGCCTATCAGATTCGCGAGAAGGTGCTTGCTGCGATCAGCCTGTTCCATTACACGCTTGTCAACGGCAACGCTACCACGGCGACCACCGAGTTTGACGGCCTTGACAAGATGCTTACCGGCACTACGTCCGAGTTCAACACCGGCACCGGTTCTGCTATCGACATCAGCACCATGACCGCCCTGAAGAGCAATGCGGATCAGCTCTATGAGCAGATTCAGCTTCTCATCAAGAACACCAATGCTGACGCCCTGCTGATGAACAGCTCCATGATTGCCAAGGTGCAGACGATGGCGCGTATTCTCGGCTACAAGACCGAATCCGAAGAAGCTTTTGGCCGTAAGGTCACGTCTATGGACGGTGTGCGCTTCATGGACTTGGGCAAGCACTACACGGTTTCCGACACCACCGTCACCGGCAACGACTGTGTGAAGGCAGGTATCAGCCGCAACATTGGTGCTTCCAATGCCGCCGTCACCGGCCTGACGGACATCTATGCCGTCAAGTTTGACGTCATGGACGGCTTCCACGCTGCATCCCTGACCGGCAACAGCGCCATTCGTCAGTATCTCCCCGACTTCAACGCGCCCGGCGCTGTGAAGGACGGCGAAGTTGAAATGGTCGCTGCGACTGTGCTGAAGAACACCGCCCACGCTGGCGTTCTCCGCAACATCAAGATTGCGTAAGCAAAGAAAGGATGAATAACAAAATGGCAGCAAAGAAAACGAAAAAAGTCACCGGCTACGAAATCAAGGTGGTTACCAATCCCGGCTTCTGCGGCATCGACGCTGGCGGCGTCCAGTTTTCCTACGGCAAGGCGCAGATTACGGAAGGCCGCATGGTCGAGTGGTTTCGTGAGCATGAAGGCTATGAAGTGACCGAAATCACGGTCGAGGAAGACGAAGCGCCCAATGCCCCGGAAGCGTAAGGCGGTGCGCTTATGTTAATGACCGTTGCCGAACTGCGGCAGTTTGTGACAACGGATGAAACGGATCAGGCGCTGGAAGCACGTCTTTCAGCGCTTGAGCTGCTTATCCGGGCATATACGAACAACAATTTTCAGGTTCGGGCTTTCCGGGCGGTTGCTGTGGCCGCTTCTTCCGGTCATCAGCTTGTGACTGCGGCAAACAATCCCTTCAAAGCCGGAGACACGTTGCAGATTACGGAATCCGAGTTGAACGCCGGGCTTGTCAACGTCAGAACATCTTCGGGCGGCATTATTACGGTCAAGGAAGAGCTGTTTGACGAAAGCGGCGTTGTCATAACAAAGGTTGTCTATCCGATGGACATCAAGCTTGGCGTTGCTAATATGCTGAAATGGCAGCTCGACAACGGCGACAAGGTAGGCGTCCAGTCAGAGACGATCAGCCGCCATTCTGTGACGTATTTCAACATGGACGGGGATAATTCCACCATGGGCTTTCCTAAATCACTGCTGGGCTTCCTGAAGCCTTATATGAAGGCTCGCTTTGGACAGGGGTTGAGAGTATGAAAGGCATAGGCGGCAATATCACAGCGGTCATTCAGACCGCCACAACCGCACAGAACGCCATTGGCGAGCAGGTCAAGACATGGGCAGACGCCCAAACGCTGAAAGGCTGGCTTGACCTGTCTGCCGGTGACAGCAAATATACGACCTACAATGCCAAGCTTCAGGAATCAACGCACGTCTTTGTTGCGGACTTCGTGGCGCTCGCGTCCGGCATCGCTGCGGAAAATTCCCGGATGGTTATCAACGGTAAAATCTATGACATTCTGCTGATTGACAATCCTATGGAGATGGGCAGCGGATCGCAGCTTGAAATCTATCTGAAGTTCACAGGGGGACAGTAAAATGTCTGTGCAATTTCAGGATTTCAGCATTCAGGTAAATGAAGCACTCGATGAAAAAACCGTTCAATTCCTTGAAGAAGCCGCTTCAGAAATCGAATCAGCCGCAAGGAGAAATTCCCGTGTCGCCAGCGGACAGTTGAAAGGCTCATGGAATCATCAAGTGAATGAATCGGCGAAAGAAGCCAAAGTCGGAAGTCCGCTGGAAAATGCCATATGGGAAGAGTTCGGCACGGGCGAATATGCCGCCCACGGGGACGGCAGAAAGGGCGGCTGGTCGTATCAGGACGATTCCGGGAATTGGCATCACACCAAAGGCAAAACGCCGAACCGGACGCTTCAGAGGGCGTTTGAAGGAACGAAAGCCGCGATCATCCGCAGAGCGAAGGAAATCTTTAAGGAGCTGGGCACATGACAACGAAACCGCTTGAAATCGTTTCTTCGGCCATGAAATCCCTTGGCATTGCCTACGGCTTCGGCTCTTACGCCGGGAACGCTGCCGGAAAGATCGTCTATCCTTATTTCGTGGGTGAGTACATCGAAAGCCCGCCGATGAATGAGGACGGACAGCAGACGGCAACGATCATGCTGACAGGCTTTCACCGGGGATCGTGGCTTGAGCTTGAAACGGCAAAAGCAAAAATTGAATCCTATTTTAACAAGGTGAGCGGAAAAACGGTCATGGCTGACGATGGTTCAGCCGTGGTCATTTTTTATGATTCAGCCTTGATTATCCCGAAAGAGGACGCCGAGCTGAAGAGCGTCCAGATCAATCTATCCGTGCAGGAATGGAGTGTGAAATAATATGGCTATTGCAGGAAAACACGGCGTGACCGAAAACACGCCGAAAAACATTCTTTTCGGTGCTGGCACGATCCACAAGGGGCTGAAATATACATCCAATGCGTGGAACTTTGAAGCGTCCCTTGTCGGCGCTACTTCCGGCGGCTCTAAGCTTTCAATTATCCCGGAAATCACCAACATTGAGGTTGACGGCGTTCTTGTGAAGGCGAAGGGACTTGCCGCCAAGACCGGTGAGACCGCAAGCATGGAAGTCAACTTCATTGAGCTGACGAAAGACATCATCAAGGCGGCAACGTTCGGCACGGAAGGCACTTCCGCTGACGTTGCGAAGTATGATGTTATCGAAAGCAAGTCCAACATCGCCACTGGCGACTATTGGGAAAATATCGCCTTTGTCGGAAAGACGCTGGAAGGCGAAAACATCATCGCCATTCTGGATAATGCCCTTGTTACGTCCGGCTTTGAGCAGGAAGGCAAGAACAAGGAAGGCGCTGTCGGCAAGTATACCTTCGAGTGCTATGCCGAGCTGACCGGCGAGCTGGACAAGCTGCCTTGGCATATCTACTATCCGAAGGCTACTTAAACGGAAAGGCAGGGGTCTCCCCTGCCTTTTTTCAACATCCTATAAAAATTCTGAAGGGGTTTTAATACATGACCGAAAAAACATACACGCTGCGCGGACTGACCGCCGAAGATGTTTTCCCGATGCTGAAGATCATTTCCGGGATCGGGCTGAAGGAATTCAAGGGCTGCTTTGAATCGGAAGAGCTGCGCACGGCAATTCGCGGCATGACCGCCGAAAAAGAAGATGGCGCAGAGGGCGCGGAGATCGATACCACGGCGCTGGGGCTGATGGTTGCGGTCGATGTGGCGTCCGTCATCATTGCCAACGTTCCGAGGTGCAAGGATGATATCTATCAACTTCTTTCCGGACTGTCCGGCATGAGCAAGAAAGAGATTGCCGCGCTGCCGATGAACGTTTTCCTTTCGATGATCGTTGATGTGGTCAAGAAAGAGGAATTCAAGGATTTTTTCGGGGATGTTGCCGGGCTGTTTCGCTAAACGACATCCGGTTTATTGACCTGCTGTTTCAGCGCTATTCAAGCCCGTTGATCCTTCTGGATCAAATGATAAAGACAGGACGGCTTGACGAATTCATTTCAGAGCTTGTGGACATCCGAAACGAAGAGCTTGAAGAAAAGGCAACGTGGGAATTTTGGCTGCACAAGGATTTTGAACGCTCTTACGCCGAATGCCGCGATGCAATGAACCGTCAGCCGCCGAAAACCGCAACGAAAGAAGATCTTGCCGCCATTGTGAAGCACACAATGGAAATGGATTTTGTGCCACCTGACGCATAATGCAGCCCCTATCTGCCCTATTTCAATTAGGGGGATAGCAACATGGAACTTTTCAAGCTGCTCGGCACGATTGCCGTTGACAACGCACAGGCGAAAGAAGCCATTGACGATACCGCGAACAAGGCGGAAGCCGGAAGCAAGAAAACCGATTCGTCTTTTAAGAAGATCGGCGAATCTGCGCTGAAAATCGGAAAATCCGTGCTGACTGCCGGTGCTGCTTTGGGCGGCGCATGGATAGCAGCAATCGAAAGTTCCAGAGAATATAGAACCGAAATGGGCAAGCTTGACACGGCCTTTGTCACGAACGGACATTCTTCCGAAGCGGCAAAAAAGACGTATCAGGACTTGCAAGCCGTCCTTGGCGATACGGACGTATCGGTTGAAGCTGCAAACCATCTTGCCGTAATGACGGATAACGAAAAGGATTTGCAGACATGGACGGACATTTGCACCGGCGTCTTTGCTACGTTCGGGGACAGCTTGCCCATTGAGGGCTTGACAGAAGCGGCTAACGAGACCGCGAAAACCGGACAGCTTACAGGCGGCCTTGTCGATGCGCTGAACTGGGCAGGAATCGGAGAAGAAGAGTTTCAGGCAAAACTTGACGCTTGCAGCACCGAGCAGGAGCGCCAGAAGCTCATTATGGACACGCTGAACGGCACATATAAGAAAGCGTCCGAGCAGTACAAAGAGACGAATAAAGACGTTATGGCGGCAAATAGAGCCAATGAAAAGCTATCGTCTGCCTTTGCCGAGCTTGGGCGCGTCGGCGAACCTATATTGACCGCTATCAAGAATAAGACCGCTGAAATGGTTGCCGCTGCTGTTCCCCTGCTCCAATCCTTTATAACGAAAATAAAGGACATGATTAAATGGTTCAAGCAGAACAAAAGCACCGTGCAGGCGTGGGCAGCGGGTATCCTTGCGGCAACGGTCACGGTTTCCGGGTTTGTCCTTGTGCTGAAGTGGGGCAGCATAATGAGCAAGGCCACGACCGCGCTGAAGCTTGTCACAGGCGGCGTGAAGGCGTTGAATCTGGCAATGAAGGCAAATATAATCGGGCTTATTGTCTCGCTTATTATCGGCCTTGTGGCGGCTTTCGTGTACCTTTGGAAAAACAACGAGGGCTTCCGCAACTTCTGGCTGAAGATGTGGGAGAAAATCAAGTCGGCAACATCGTCAGCGGTCGCGTGGATCAAAAACAAGTTTGGCGATTTGAAAAGCGCTGTTTCCAAGGTGAAGAACACCTTCGGCAACATTAAGGACGCCATTGCTAACAAGATCGAGGGAGCGCGGGACGCCGTAAAGAACGCCATTGAGAAAATCAAGGGCTTCTTCCCTTTGAGTATCGGAAAGATTTTCAGCAACTTGAAAATCCCGAAGATCAGCGTGTCAGGCGGAAAAGCTCCTTTTGGCATCGCCGGAAAAGGCAAGCTTCCGAATTTTAATGTCAAGTGGAACGCCGAAGGCGGCATCCTTGACAAAGCAACAATCTTCGGGCGTGTGGGCGATACGTTGCTTGGCGGCGGCGAAGCCGGAGCGGAAGCCATAGCGCCCATTGATACGCTGCTGGATTATGTCCGGATAGCGGTAAGGGGCGAGAATGAGGGCGTCCGAAAAACGCTCATCGAGCAGACGCAGCTTTTAATTGATTTCCTTGCACGGTCTATGCCGCATGGTGTACGGCTTGATTCCGGCGTCCTTGTCGGAGAGCTTACACCGGCAATAGATATGCAGCTTTCGGATAGGTGGAATCATGCCCAGAGGGGCAACACAAGATAGAAGGTCACGTTTCCGGTGGCCTTCTTTTATTTTATCTTCACGGAAAGAAGGTGAAGGTCATTGGAATTATTTAAAATTTTCGGCAGAATCGCCGTGAACAACGAAGAAGCGCACAGAGAGCTTGACAACACAACGGGCAAGGCAAAAGAAGCAAGTGAAAAGATGGGAAAATTCTTTGGTTCTGTTGCAAAAACCATTGGAAAAGCGTCCCTTGCGGCGATCGGCGCAGCAGCAACCGGAATTACCGCGCTTACCAAGTCAGCCGTTGAAAACTACGCCGAATATGAACAGCTTGTAGGCGGTGCTGAACTGATGTTCGGCGAAGCGTTCTCTTTTATCGAAGAAAAATCAAAGAACGCATACAGCACCGTCCAGATGAGCCAAAACGACTATCTGCGGCAGGTAAACGGCTTTGCAACTGGTCTTAAAACGGCGCTCGGCGGCAATGCGCAAGCAGCAGCCGAACTTGCCGATAGAATCATAACGGCTGAAGCGGATGTTGTGGCTGCAACCGGCAATTCACAGGAAGCTGTTCAGAATGCCTTTAACGGCATTATGAAGAGCAACTATACCATGCTGGATAACCTGCAACTTGGCATTACACCAACAAAAGAAGGCTTTCAGGAAGTTATTGATAAAGTCAATGATTGGAATAAGGCAAACGGCAACGCAACGAAGTATCAGATTGAGAATCTGGCGGATTGCCAAAATGCCCTTGTGGACTACATCGAAATGCAGGGATTGGCCAATTATGCCGCGAACGAAGCAGCAAGCACGATTCAGGGCAGTCTTGCATCCACAAAAGCGGCGTGGGAAAACTGGCTGACCGGCACGGGAAGCGTTGACGCGCTTGTTGGTACGGTCGTAAATTCTGCCAAACTTCTTGCAAAGGCTATCGGCGACATTCTGCCGAGCCTGACAACCGGCATTTCGCAGCTTGTGTCGCAGCTTGCGCCGGAAATCCCGCCGCTTATCAATCAGCTTTTGCCGAGCATTATAGACAGCATCACAACGATGATAAGCAGCCTTGGAAGTCAGCTTCCGGCAATTCTCGCAACCATTTTGCCGGTAATCACAGGCAGTGCGCCGCAGATCATCAACACACTTATTACGGCGCTGATTTCCAGCTTGCCGATCATCGTATCGTCCGCCGGTCAGCTCATCCTTGCTCTGGCATCGGGCATTTCACAGAGCCTTCCGACGCTGATTCCGACAATCGTTGATGTCGTTTTGCAGATCGTGATGACGCTTGTAGAAAATGTCAACCTTCTTGTTGATGCGGCGGTCAATCTTATTTCCGCGCTGGCGGAAGGGCTTATCGCTGCGCTTCCGATTCTGATTGCGCAAGCGCCGACGATCATTTCAAGGCTGGTGCAGGAACTGATCGCAGCCGCTCCGCAGCTTCTGTTGTCTGCGGCTGAAATCGTTGTGCAGATCGTTTCCGGCATTGCCGACAACCTTTTCGCGCTTGGCAAATCTGCCGGTGAGATCATAACGACCATCGCTGAAGGCATTGGCGAAATGTGGGGCAGCCTTGTTGGTGTAGGATCGCAGGTCGTGGCCAAAATCCGCGAAGGCATTTCCAACGCATGGCAGGGGCTGAAAAACTGGTTCAAGGGTCTTTGGGACGGCTTGTTTGGCGGCCTGAATGTCAATGTTGGCGTCAGCGGGAGCGGTGGAAAATCGGCAGCATCCGGACTTGATTATGTTCCGCGAAACAACTTCCCTGCCCTTCTGCATGAAGGCGAAGCAGTGCTGACTGCATCCGAAGCCGACGCATGGCGCAAGGGCAACGGCGGCGCAGGAAACGGCGTCGTTATCAATCAGTACATCAACGCACCGGCGCAGACGCCCGTTCAGCTTGCGAGCGCAACGGCGGCTTATTTCGAGCAAGCGAGGTGGGCAATTTGAATTTCAACAATCTTTCCAAGCTGTTCCGCTACATCAACGACAACGGCGACAGCATCACGTTTGACTATGCCGGGGGCTTCCTCATCAATAAGCCTTCCGGCATTGATA